TCACTAGATACAATCGTAGAAGTTGTCGCTGCATTTGAGAACGCAGATTCTGATCTACAAACACTAATCTCATCTAACGCAGGATCACACACAGCGAATGCTGCTGCGATTACTGCAGAAGAGACACGTGCCCTAACTGCTGAAGGTGTACTACAAAGTGCAATCGACGCGGAAGAGACACGTGCGACTGGTGTTGAAACAGATCTACAATCTCAGATCACTTCTGAAGTTGCGGCACGTTCTGCTGCAGATCAGTCAATGAGAGAAGATCTAGACTCAGACATCGCTGTTGAAGCTGCACTACGTGTTGCTGGTGATGCGTCGTTACAGTCTGGACTAGATGTAGAAGTTGCCCGTGCAACTGCTGCGGAAGGTGTTCTACAGTCACTACTAGACTCAGAACAGTCTGCTCGTATCCTATCTGACCAAGGTCTACAGTCTGCAATCACTGCAGAAGAGAACGCACGTATCGCGGCTGATGCAGTACTTCAGTCTGCAATTGATGCTGAAGAGTTAGCAAGAACATCTGCTGACAATGCACTTCAGGCGAACATCAATGCGGTAGATGCGGCAGTAACTGCAATCACAAACGGTTCTCCAGAAACTCTGAACCAGTTGGTTGAAGTTGTCGCGGCATTTGAAGATGCTGACTCTGATCTACAGACCGTAATCTCTAATCTAGGTGGTGACGCAAGTGCATTGACTGCACGTGTTTCAACTCTAGAAAGTGAGATGGACGCAACTGAACTTGCAACAACGTCTAACGCAAACGCTATCTCTGCTGAGACAGTGGCGCGTGTTGCTGCGGTACAGGTGAATGCGGATGCGATTACTGCAGAATCAACTGCTCGTGCTGCTGCGATTACCGCAGAACAGAACGCACGTGCGGCTGCAATCGTTGCATCTGAATCTGATCGTGACTCTGCTGACGCAGAACTACAATCTCAGATTGACGCATTGTCTGCGGAAGAGACTGCAGGTAAGAGTTCACTACAGTTCCAGTTAAGTCAAGAAGAAGATGCTCGCATCGCGGGTGATTCTGATCTGACTGATTCACTAGCTGCTGAAGTTGCCCGTGCGACTGCTGCAGAAAGTGCACTGTCAAGTGATATCTCTGCTGAAGAAAGTGCTCGTGTATCTGCAGACGCAAGTCTACAGTCTCAGATTGACTTCATCGTATCTAACACTGACTCTGCATCACTAGATTCTCTAACAGAGATCGTTGCAGAATTCCAGTCAGTAGATGGAACGTTATCTGGTCTAATCAGTAGTAATGGTTCACGCATCACTTCACTAGAAACAAATGTTGGAACTATCAATAGTTGGACAACAGACAACCTATCAGAAGGATCAATCAACAAGTACTGGACAGAACAACGTACTAAGGATTGTCTATCTGGTGGTCTATGTATCGACTACAACTCAACAACTGGTGAGATTTCAATTGACGAAGTAGAAGCTGCTTCATCACTAACAGTTGCGGAATCGCATGACGCGAACGCACTGGGTGGACAAGCTCCTACATACTACCGTATCAACGTCTATGACGCTGCCGGTAACCTAGTCAACTAATCACACATTAGTGTTTAACAAGGGAGTCTTCGGACTCCCTTTTTTTTACTTTAAAAAACGTATAAATAGAACAGTAAACCAATTTCGGAAACTGACATGTATTCTACAACTAGAGAAGAGTTAATTGATTACTGTCTACGCGCACTGGGCCATCCAGTAGTAGAAGTAAACATTGACGAAGAACAGTTAGATGATCGTATTGATGAGGCGTTGCAGTGGTTTCGTGAAAATCACCCCGATGGTTCTAAAAGATATTATCTAAAACACCAATTAACCGAACAGGATATCGAAAATCAGTATGTTGATTTTCCAGATAATCTAGATCTGTCTGCGGTTGTTCGTATGGTGCCAGTAACATTTAGTTCTGCACACTCAGGGTGGTTTAGTGATGCATGGCAGGTTATGGCCTACACCATTTCCGACTTTACTCGTAACGGCGGAATTTTGGGTGACCTTGCACACTATGAACAAATGCAACAACAGTTATCACTCCTAGATATGAAACTTGGTGGTATGCCTCAGATCACATTTGATCGTCAGTATAATCGTGTTAATCTACATGTTTCTAAAACGAAACTAGAACTGCATGATTATATTGTATTTGAGGTCTATACTATCCGTGATCCAGATGAGTCTGTTACGGAATATAACTCACTTTGGAATCATCGTTTTCTAAAAGAGTATGCAACCGCATTGATCAAACGTCAATGGGGACTCAACCTAATCAAGTTCGATGGTATGGCATTGCCTGGCGGTGTTACTGTCAACGCACGTCTTATTTACGAAGATGCACTTTCAGACATCGAGAGAATAATTGAACGTTTTCGTACGGACGAAGATGAAGGTCCAATGTTCTTCATGGGGTAAGACATGGCTACTAATCCATATATTAGTTTAAAAAACAGACAAGAACAGGACCTCTATGAGGACATTCTCATTGAGGCGATTCAGTTCTATGGTCAGGATGTTTACTATCTCCCACGCGAAGTGGTCGAGAGAGAAGACATCTTCTTAGATAGTATTCAGTCTCAGTTCTCTGACGCCTACAAAGTTGAGGTGTACATCGAGAACGCAGAAGGTTTCGAAGGCGAAGGCGATCTGTTCACTAAGTTCGGCATCGAGTTGCGTGATCAAGCTACATTTGTTATCGCACGACGCAGATGGAAAAGTTTGATTGGTGATCGTCTTTCTGACGCACAGTTCCGGCCACGTGAGGGCGATGTAATATACTTGCCTCTATCAGAATCTCTTTTCGAGGTCAAACGCGTCTATACAGAATCTCCGTTTTATCAACTATCCCAACTGCCTCTTTTCCGTATGCAATGTGAGTTGTTTGAATTCTCCGATGAGGACTTTGATACTGGCATTCCAGTCATTGACAACGTTGAGGCTGAAGGCGCATTCCAATACGAACTTCAGATGCCAGGCAAAGTTGAAGGAGACGAATCTTACTACTTGTCGGGTGAAAATGTTTATCAAGAGTTTGATGATTTTCGACTTGAGGGTGAGGTCACCACATGGAATAGTAATACACGCATGTTAAAGATTGCACACACAGGCGCAACAGACGGTAAGTATCACGAATGGTCAACAGACAGACCTGTTATTGGCGAGAATGCATCATTGACACCTATTTCTGAAGAGGAAGGAATCAACGAGATTGATCGTTTATCACAGAAGGAAGTGTTTGACGATTGGGCAAATGACTTTGTTGATTTCTCAGAATCCAATCCGTTTGGAGATATATTCTAATGATGGGCGGACACTTTTATCATAAACGAGTTAGGTCTTGCGTGGCTTTATTCGGTTCTATGTTTGATGATATTAATATTTTAAGAACAAACTCTGCGGGTAAAGTGTTGTCGCAGGTAAAGGTTCCTCTATCTTATGCACCGGCTAGATCGTTTATTGAACGACTAGAAGAGATGTCACAGGGCGAGAGTGCTGAACGTAGGGTTGCGTTAAAGCTCCCGCGCATGTCATTTGAGATCGTTTCTATTGCATACGACGCACAGAGACAACTACCCAAACTTAATCACTTTACCGTTGCAGACGGCAGTCAACTTGCAGACAAATACTATGTCGGCGTACCATATACTTTGTCATTTCAGTTAAGTGTTTACGCACGATCTCAGGATGATGCGCTTCAGGTGGTAGAACAAATCCTGCCATACTTTGCGCCGCAGTATACATTGTCAGTCAAACCTTTTTCTGATCAACCAGAAATAAAAGAAGACATTCCCATTTCACTAACGAGTGTTGATTTTCAAGACGACTTTGAGGGTCCCGTAGAACAGAGACGTACTATCATATATAACATGACATTTGATATGCGTGTGAACTTCTATGGCCCAGAAAATTCAGCTCCAATTATTCGTGAAGTTAACACCAATATCAATCTTATAGATACAGGAGGTTTCATTGAAAATGTTCAAGTAACCCCAAACCCTATTGATGTGAGTCCAGACAGTGATTATGGATTTTCAACTGTGATAAATGATAATGATTTCACGAGTGAGACATGATGACAGATCGTCGTAAGCCACCAGCGTTATTTGACGAAGAACAGAAGAAAAACTTCGTGCACGAACAGGACTATGAGTACTCTCGTGACACTTACTATGACCTAATTGAGAAAGGTCGTGAGTCACTAGAACTCATGATTGAAGTCGCACGTGAGAGCGAACACCCTCGTGCGTTTGAGGTTCTGTCTGGCATGATCAAAGGCATCGCAGATGTCAATGACAAGTTGATGGATCTCAACAAGAAACAGAAAGAACTTCAGAAAGAAGACAAACCTGCCGAAGCAACAACTACTAATAATAATCTATTTGTCGGGTCTACTACAGAATTACAGCGTATGCTGATGGGTGATGAAAAAACTATAGACCACGACGACGAAGATGAGTAGTTATACAAAGAACTCCTACCTAGGTAATCCGTTAGTTAAGAAAGATGGTGTCGCAGAAGAATGGGACGCCAAGAAGCTGCGCGAGTATAAGAAATGCATGAAGGACCCATCGTATTTCTGTCGCAAGTACGTCAAGGTCATTCACCTAGATAAAGGTCTCGTGCCATTCAAACTCTATCCGTATCAGGAAAAGATGTTTGAACACTTCAACGATAACCGATTCAACATCGTATTGGCATGTCGTCAGTCGGGTAAGTCTATCAGTTCGGTCGGTTATCTGTTGTGGTACGCACTCTTTCACCCAGAGAAGACTATCGCGATCCTTGCAAACAAAGGTATGACTGCAAGAGAGATGTTGGCACGTGTCACACTTATGCTTGAGAACCTACCGTTCTTCTTACAGCCAGGGTGTAAGGCACTCAACAAGGGGTCTTTGGAATTCAGTAATAATAGTCGTATTATTGCAGCTGCAACCTCTGGTTCATCTATTCGTGGTATGTCGGTCAACTTATTGTTCCTAGATGAGTTTGCGTTCGTAGAGAATGCCGCTGAGTTTTACACATCCACATATCCAGTAATCTCATCTGGTAAAGATACAAAAGTTATCATAACAAGTACTGCGAACGGTATCGGAAATACCTATCACAAGATATGGGAAGGTGCCGTACAAGGAGTGAACGAATACAAACCATTCCGTGTAGATTGGTGGGATGTGCCTGGCCGAAATGAAAAGTGGAAAGAACAAACCATTGCCAATACCTCTAGTTTACAGTTTGACCAAGAATTTGGCAACACTTTTTTTGGTACTGGCAATACTCTAATTGAAGGCCAGATATTATTAGATTTACGGGCTAGAGAACCTAAACGTAGACTAGAAGGTGGCGACTTATTAGTTTATGAAGATGTTATTGAAGAACACCAGTATATCATGACAGTAGATGTCTGTCAAGGCCGTGGTCAAGATTATTCTACATTTAATATAATAGATGTTTCGGTACAACCTTTCAAACAGGTGTGTGTATATCGTAACAATAGAATATCTCCAATACTTTTTCCGAATATAATTTACAAGTACGCCACCCTTTATAACGAGGCATACACTGTCATTGAGAATAACGATCAGGGTATGGTGACTTGTGTGGGTTTGTATCAAGATCTAGAGTACGAGAACATTCACCTTGAGTCTGCAGTGAAGGCCGATGCGATCGGCATTCGTATGGACCGCAAGGTAAAACGTATCGGATGTTCCGCCATCAAGGATATTATCGAGAATCATAAACTTGATATCGTAGATGAGAATACGATTATGGAGATCTCTACGTTTGTGTCTAAGGGACAGTCGTTTGAGGCCAGTGACGGCAACCACGACGACTTGATGATGAACCTAGTGATGTTTGGATACTTCGTAGGGACACAGTCTTTCGGTGATATGACAGACGTGAATATAAAGCAGATGTTATTTGATCAACGGATGAG